AAAGCATTAGGTAAGTTCCTGTATGACTTGAAGCCAGACATGGTGTTTGATCTGGGTGATGGTGCTGATATGCGTTCTCTTAATACCTATGACGAGAAGTATCCTAAAGCAATCTCATCACAGAGTTACGAGAAAGACATTGAGTGTTACAACCAGTCCCAAGAGTACTTGCGTGAACCCTTCAAGCATCATCGTAAGAAACGCCCATACTGGGTAGGCTTTGAGGGCAACCATGAACATCGTATCAAGTCATACGTAGCTAAGAACCCACGCAGCGAAGGCGAGAAGTTTGGGATTTCTTTCAGTCACCTTGATACGGATCATTGGTTTGATGACTACCATGAGTATGAGAACGGTGGGCCAACAATTGCTATGTATGACGGAGTAGCCTATGCACACTACTTCACTTCTGGTAACTCTCCTACTGCAACTGGGGGTACCCATCATGCACATAGTGTGATCCAAAACCTAAGTTGTTCTGCTACCTGTGGTCATTCACATAAGCGTGACCTACACTTCAAGGACGCAGCACTACCACGAGGGAACATTGGCCTTGTTGTAGGTTGCTTCAAGGGTGCAGCAGAGGATTGGGCAGGCCAAGCTAACGCTGGTTGGTGGCATGGTGTGGTGGTTAAGCGAGAGTTGGCTAATGGTATGTATGAACCAGAGTTTGTATCTCTTGCGCAGATTATGAGAGCGTATAAAGAATGAGGTACGAGATTACGTTGGTTGTTGAAGTTGACAGAGAGGCTGCTTTTGCACGGACAGATGACGAAATGGAAAACGTCTATAGCCTTGTGGAGTCAGCCATCTTTGACCTAGATGATCTTAAACTACACACACTAGAAGTATTGGAGCAAGGCTAATGGAAGAAGAAGAAGTATTGACGCATGAAGGACTTATGGTTGCACAGTTTATCAGAACTTTTAAGGCATCCCTAGACCTACGCCTGTGGGTTAAACTCATGCAGGAAGAACTGAGCGAGTTTAATACGAGTATCTATGGTAGTGAGAATGCGTTGAAAGAGATTGCAGACTTGCTGTATGTTCGGACTGGTTTCATCTTGGTACTTGGTGGCGGTGTTGGAGAAGGTGTTATCAGTGAGGAAGAGGAACAAGAGTGGAAGGATTTGCTACACAATATCAGTGAAGCTTTCGTACTAGCAGAAGAACAGTTTAGTACTACAACAATCTGGGAAGCTTTCAAGCGTGTACACCTCAGCAATATGTCTAAGCTGGGTGAAGATGGCAAGCCTATTCTTCGTGAGGATGGTAAGATTATGAAGGGGCCAAACTATAAGGAACCTGACTTGACAGACCTAATTAAAGATAGTACTATTACATGACAGTCGAAGAGCTAATCCGTAAGCTGGAGAAAATTAAAGACAAGAGTGTGCCTGTAGTGCTAGTCGAGTGGGATATACAGAACCCTTTAGCTAAGAAGGCTGAGGTAACTCCTAATCGAGTGGTAGTGCAGGCACATCGTGTTGCAATCATCATTGACTAAGGGGTCAGAATGAAAAAGAAATTACTAGAGAATTGGATCGTAAGATTTCTACGCTTTGTAAATACTTGGCGGGCGCATCGTAGGATCATCAAAGAGTTGAATGCTTTGGACGATAAGACACTACGAGATATTGGTATCAATCGCTGTGATATTGATAGGTTGATTTGGTTAGAATTTGATAAAGAAAAACGAGGAAAGAATAATAATGACTAAGTATAAATCCAACTTGAACCCCATGTTTCGTAGCAAGTTCTCAGAGGATATTTTTAACCATAAGTATCGTCACGAAGGTGCAGAGACATGGGCTGCACTAGCAAAAACACTTGTAGAAGATGTTATGTCTGCTGGTGGAGATGCTATTACTAAGGATGATAAAGACACTCTTGAGAAATACATCAGGGAATTGAAGTTTATTCCGGGTGGTCGCTATCTTTACTATGCAGGCCGACCTAATAAGTTCTTTAATAACTGCTATCTGTTGCGGGCAGAAGAAGACACTCGTCAAGATTGGGCTGACTTGTCTTGGAAATCTGAGTCTTGTTTGATGACAGGTGGTGGTATCGGCATTGACTACTCTGTATATCGTGCAGAAGGGACTCCAATTCAACGAACTGGTGGACAAGCCTCTGGGCCAATCCCCAAGATGAACATGATTAACGAGATTGGTCGCCGTGTTATGCAAGGTGGTTCTCGTCGGTCAGCTATTTATGCTTCTCTGAATTGGAAACACGGGGATATTGAAAACTTCCTTCAAGCTAAGGACTGGGCAAACCTACCAGTTGGTAAAACGGGTAAAAGTGTTTGGGATATTAAACAGGACGATTTTAACTTCCCTGCACCCCTTGACATGACCAATATCTCTGTCAACTACGATACTGAATGGTTGTTGAATTATTGGAAGACAGGTAAGGTAGGTAAGGTATTTGAACAGAATGTTCTTCAAGCTATGAAGACAGCAGAACCCGGATTCTCGTTCAACTTCTTTGACAAAGAAAAAGAGACCTTGCGTAACGCTTGTACAGAAGTCACCTCTGAAGATGATAGTGATGTTTGTAATCTAGGTTCTTTGAACTTTGGTCGTATCGAAAGTATTGATGAGCTTCGTGATGTAGTCCGTCTTGGTACTATGTTCCTGATCTGTGGTACACTCAAGGCAGAACTTCCCTACGAGAAAGTTTACCTAACCCGCGCTAAGAATCGTCGTCTAGGTCTTGGCTTCATGGGTGTACACGAGTGGCTTATTAAGAAAGGCTATGCCTATGAGGTAGCACCAGAACTGCACCAGTGGTTGTCTGTTTATAAAGGTGTGTCCGATGAGGTAAGTAAATCTTTTGCTGACCGATTGTCTATCAGCCGCCCTGTAGCTAATCGTGCTATTGCACCAACAGGTTCTATTGGTATTCTTGCTGGGACTTCTACTGGTATCGAGCCTATTTTTGCTGTTGCGTACAAACGTCGTTATCTGAAGGGTAAGGATAAGTGGGCTTACCAGTATGTAGTTGACAGTGCTGCCCAAGAACTAATAGAGTTTTATGGTGCAGACCCAGAGAATGTAGAAAGTGCGCTAGATTTGGCCGATGACTATGAACGTCGAATTAAGTTCCAAGCTGATGTCCAAGATTACGTGGATATGAGCATTAGTTCTACTATCAACCTACCCGCTTGGGGAAGTAAGTTGAACAATGAGGATACTGTGAAAGACTTTGCTAATACTCTGGCATCGTATGCACATCGTCTTCGCGGTTTTACTTGTTACCCAGATGGAGCAAGAGGTGGACAACCTTTGACTTCTGTGCCATACTCCGAAGCTGTATCTAAATTAGGGGAGGAGTTCTATGAACACGTAGAGACACATGACATCTGTTCTATCTCAGGTACTGGCGGCTCTTGCGGTGTCTAATGCTTATCTATGAGGTATACAATAAAAACAATGGTAAGGTCTACGTGGGCCTTACTACCTCAACCTTAGAGAAAAGAAAATCTTCTCACATAAGGTCAGCTAAATCTGGCTCAAACTCTTACTTCCACAAAGCCATACGTAAGCATGGTGAGGAATCTTTTGAGTGGAGTGTTTTAGCTTTGACAAACGATATAAACAACTTGTATAAGTTAGAACAACTGTTTATATCCTTGTATGAGGATTGGCAAACATATAACATATCTCTTGGTGGGGAACACTCTGCTTATGGGATGAAGCACACGGATGAAGTAAAAACCCTGTGTGGGGAGTTTGCTAAGAGACGTTGGGATGGTAAACGTGCCCTAGATGTTTACCCAAAGGAAGCCTTCTTGTGTGAAACTTATAAAGAGGCTAAAGCTAAATACAACATACCAAAAACGACTTGGTATAGAAAGCGTCTGACCTAGGCTTCGGCCTAATCTGTGGATGTTACACAGTGAGTGGGGTTGATCGTCCACAAGGGAATAGGGATAGGTCACAGCTAGTGCTTATTGTACTTAACTGGCCTAGGGTTATAGCGCCCCTTGTCCTATCTCTAGAATATAACAAGGAGTTAACGTGTACACAATTATTGGAAGACCTGACTGCCACTGGTGTGACAAAGCCAAGCAGCTACTCACAGAAAAAGGGCGAGAGTATCAGTACATCGACTGCACTGAGAATACTTGGGTAGTGGCTATTATGTTGAAGGGCGGATACCGAAAGGTTCCACTTGTTATTCAACACACAGAAGTCATTGGTGGGTACTTGGAGCTAGAAGAGATGTTTAAGGAACTAGCTGATGGATGAGGGTAAGCCTAAGGGCAAACGAGTGAGTCGCTACAAGAATGCACCAGAGGAAGCTGCTGTCCGTACTGTAAAGCTTGTGGCTATGAATGATACACAGCAGCGGTATATCTCTGCATTGCAATCACACAATCAGATCATTGTGACTGGCTTTAGTGGTACAGGGAAAACCTTTATCGCAGCATCCCATGCAGCTAATCTTTATGCTAATCGAAAGATTGACCGTATCATTATCACTCGACCTAATATTGCTGTAGGTAAAGACCTTGGTTATCTTCCCGGAACTCTCGAAGAGAAGTACACCCCGTGGATCATGCCCGTGCTAGACGTACTGGAACAACAGCTAGGTAAGAATGTGGTAGAGACGGGGATGAAGAACGGTAACATCCAGATGGTTCCCCTCTCTGTTATGCGTGGTCGTAGCTTCAATAAGTCTTTCATTATTGTGGATGAAGCACAGAACCTTACGATCCATGAGATGAAAATGCTCTTGACTCGTGTAGGTAAAGAATGTACTATTGTCATCAACGGTGATATCAAACAGAGTGACATCAATCAACAGAGTGGTCTTAGTAAGATTCTACATCTAGCTAAGAAATACAACATGGATATCCCAACCATTGAGTTTGGTGTTGATGATATTGTTCGTAGTGATATCTGTAAGCAGTGGATTATTGCATTTGAAACGGAGAAGTTATAATGGCATGGTGGGATCACGAAGAACCAAAGGAAGATGTGAAGGAAAATGGTATGGCTAAGTGGAATGTACTAGGTTGGGAAGAACTTAAAGAAGCACAGTCAGACAATGTGAACCACCCAAAGCACTACGGTCAGGGTGACATTGAGTGTATTGACTACATTGCGGACTTCCTGACATATGAAGAGTATATCGGGTATCTGCGAGGTAACACTGCAAAGTATCTACATCGTTGGCGATATAAGAATGGCCTAGAAGACTTGAAGAAAGCACAGTGGTATCTGGCAAGGCTAGTTGAAGAGGTGGAAAATGCAGAAGACAACCCTGAACAAACCTAACGAAAAGTCTGCTGAGGTGGTTAAAGTGAATGCAATGCTTGAAGAAGAAGCCAAGCAGTTCACCGCCAAGAAGAAGTTTGGTGGCCCACCTAAACCTATGACATCCCGAATCTACCTAATGGGGATGGCAATGAATGCCCTGCTGTCTAGGTCTACAGGCATGGTACGTAGGGATGATATCAAGCGAGAGGCAGAGGAATGGGCTGACTTTATGCTTGAGGACTAAACTTAAAGGGAGCCTTTATGGCTCCCTCTTTTATTGTGGTTGATAGGGTGCTAGTAGGTCAGATCGTTCAAGCTTCTCAATCTCTCGAATGACTGCTTGTATCTGGAAGGCATCATAGTCAGTGATATCCCCTGACATACCTAACTCTCCCATAGCTCTAGAGAGAGCCTTCTGAGAACCCGCTTTGTTGATAGCTTTATCCACCATAACTAACTTGGCATCTTCTGCGATAGGGGAGTTCAAGAGGTTTCTACGTGCAGCCTTTCTAGCTTCTGACCAAGCATTGTCAGTTGCCGTTTGTCTCTGCGATAGGTTCATCTTTTTCCAGTTTTGGCTAAGTAATAGCCTAGCAGCACGGGGTTCGATATGATCAAAGATGAAAGAGTTCAGGCGGTTATCCAACTCAGCGTTACCTGTGCTTTGTAAACCTGCAAAACCTGATTGCCAGTCCTGACGTTCAATACCATTCATCATACGTTGCGTATAGGACTGCTCTGGGATTGTACGATAACCAACGATCTTGCCTACTTCACCTACAGGAGTAGCACGAGAGGGTGTATTGCGTTCCTCTGAACCAAGTGCCACAAGACCTTCACTGATACCGGGGAATTGGTCAATGTATCTCGCAGACTCATTCAGCGCACGGAAACCCTGACGACGATCAAGTACTGTAGCTCCCTCTTCCTTAAAGAATCCAGCCATTTGGTTCAAAGGATCAAGAGGACGGGTGAAACCACTAATCCAAGCAGAGCCACCAATAGCGCCAAAAGCTTCTACAATACTCAAAGCACCTTCAACAATACCCCCATCGAAGGTATCACCAAAGTATTCTTTGAAACGCTCCACACCCTGACCAGCACTACGGAACAAGTTCTCTGGGCCAAATGTTTCTGTCAAGTTCTGAACCAACTCATCAGGTACTTCCTGACCCATACGATTGTAAGCTATAACACGAGCAATACCCTTGAAGAACGACTCAGGGAAATCATACTGCTTAGATACTACTTGACCATCAGAGTCCTTAGCTTCAAAAGCACCAAGACCTTCATCAATGTAGTTCATCTCGTCACCAGACATAGCCCAAATAGCAGCCCAGCCAGTAGCACCCTTAGCCATAGATTCCATGATAGCTTCTTTAGTCCTACCTTCACCTTGACCAAACGCACGATAGAGCAGCTTAGCCCCAGTATAGTCTGCCATCATATCTACTGTGTTATTGAAGAACTGACCAAAAGGTACAGCAGCACCAATGAAAGGAATCTTTCTGATATCCTCAATAACTGTAGCTACAAACTCAATAGGATTTTCAGACAAAGTATTTCTTGAACTATGAGACTTAGAGAATACAGATGAGAGAGTTTCATCTACAGCTTTAAATTCTCTTGCAAGATACCTGTTAGTCTGCATCAATTCAGCGGCATTAGGCTGCTGCATGAACTTTTTATAGCCCATACCAAATTCAATCTCTATGTTCTTGTCGAGATAGTACATCATGTTCAAGTTTTTGAACAGACGATCTTGAGCTTCTGTTAGATAGACTTTTTGAGCAAAGTTTTTGTACGCTTCAAAGCCCTTAGCAGTTTTCTGTGTGATCTTGCTAGACTTATCCATGTTCATAGTTTTGTAAATATCTGCATTTTCTACCCCACCACTACGGAAACGGAATAGGACATCTTCAACCTCAGGTCTTAGCGCGATGTAATCTTCCGCTTCTGCTAAGGTAGCACGTGAAGGAACCAACTGCAAGGGTCGTCTTACAGCAGCCTTCATAATACCTACACCCTTTTTAAGGTCATCCATATTACCAGTAACAAAACCTCTCATACCATATCCAGTATACAATGCACCTTCTGCAAAGTCTGATACGGTATCTAGAGCGCCACGGAAGACAGAACCCTTGATGTTAAGGGCAGTAGTTCCCGGATGTGCTACAATGGTTTGGATCAAAAGGTTTTGGAAGTAAGAGATAGGACGAGGGTTATCCTGCATATCTTTAGCAGATTTTTGAAACCTCTTGAATAGGGGGCTGTTAAGTCCCATAGCAGGGTTCAGTGCGTCCACAGCCTGCTCTACTGTAGGGTCTAAAATCTGCCCTTCTTTCCCAACGGCAACCTTAAGGATATCCTTTACTGCAGAAAAAATTTGAAGCTGTTGACCAGCAACACTCGTTTGATAGCTAATTAGATTAGCCATATCTTTCATGCTGAAGTCTTTATATTGGGGTAAGTTTGACCCTATGTGCTTTCGGAACAGTTTATCAAAGTCTTCTAGTTGTTTCCTAGGCAGTCTCTCCAGAGTGTCCGCTATGAAAGAGGTCACATTGTCCCCCTCATAACGAGGTCTTGAAGGAAGCTGAACACCTAGCTCCTGCATAGCATGAACCATCCCTTTAGTTTTTGCTTTCTCATTACCTAGAAAAAAGGTACGAATAAACTCTTGCTCATCTACACCACGAATAAGTTCACCATCTTTCGTTAACTTACGCCCAGAAGCAACCCTCTTGGGAAACTCCGTAAAGTTCTTCTCCATGATCTTCATGAAAGTCTCACCCGTAGAGAGCTTATCTGCAGCAGCTTTAGCAGGAGCTTCAATAGGGTTATACTTCTGCATAGCAGAAACTATGCCTTCAGATTGGCGACTAAGGTTACGTGAGCTACGTGCAGTGGCGTAAGCTAAACTACCACCAACCAGACCACCAAGTGCAGCAAGACCAGAGCTAACCTCATCATACTCTTCTTGACGACCAGTCAGCATCATACCTTCTTGGTAAGCAGCGTCAATACCTACTGCTACCGCAGAGTCTACACCCGTGGCAATAGCAGTTTCTTTCAAGGCTTGTTTCTTGAGGGCAGTGCTAAGGGTAGAGCTAGTAGCAGCCTTCCTTAAGATATCTCTCTCTGCTAACTTAGCAGCCTGAGTAGCAGCACCAACAGCAGCTTTCTGTTTTGTCAGTGTGAGAGTTTCTCCTGCGGCTTGTTTCGCTAGGACTTTACCCGCACCCTTTTCACCAAGCTTCTTGATGAGGGTCTTCTTCATCTGTTGTTCAGCAGCCTCTTGTGCCAAAGCTTTGAGTGCAATAGTACCAGCCTTAGCACTACCACCAGCAATCAAACGCCCTACACCTAGACCAAGCAAGTTTGTGGGGTCAACAATGACTGCACGAGCATAACTACCCAAACCTTCAAACGTCTCACCCCAAGTGTAGTCATCACTGAAAACACCCTCGAACCTGTCAAATGTATCATAGGCATTTGCGGCGATAGCCAATGTTTCTTCATCCGCCTTTTGCAGAGAGAACAACTCACCCAGAGTCACAACAGATTGACCCGCTGCAAACTTACGACTGTGTGACAAGAAGTCTTCA